GTCTTTATTGATTGTGCCATCTTCGGAGCTGTTTGGGCGTATATATGGTTCTGGAAATTAAGGACTCGGACAATGCGAGTCATTGGGTTGGTGGCTGAACAACCCGGGGATGGGAGACCTGACCTTCAGTCATTGTCGGAAATTAAACACAAAGATCCGGGGCTAGCAAATGTTGTGTTTAACGATGGTTACAATAGCATCGATTTGGTGGTATCGCTGGAACTACTGTCTCAAGTCCTCAGCCAGCCGTGTTTTTCATTGAATGCATCACATGCCGATACAGTGGTGCGTATCAACCAGACACTTAGAAACCTCCATACTGTCAACATTAATCGCTTTCATTCACTTGACGGCGACTTTGTTGTGCAGCATACCAGTAAGCTTGCTGAATTCGTCACTGCTTCTGAACGATTCAGATTGAGCAAGCTGGATTTTCCGGCACCCAATTGAACCTGAGGTGGAGAGCATATGGGTACAGATCGACGGACAAGAAAACTCCAATTCTTGACGTTCCTACTGACTGTGCCATATCTTTCCATAAAGACTACTCACAGGCTTGCCTGCGAGAGAGATCTACTATGATGGTTTCATTGGGCCCTATTGTCCTTGGAGCAGCTCAACCTCATCCTGATACGAAGTGCCCTAAGACCATGTTGGATGGAGTCCTAAAACGCATGTCCGCTAAATTACCTGTACCACAGAGGAAGCGGTTACAGCAGTTGAGGGTATTCGTGAGGAGGTGGCTGAAAAAGCGGTTGCAACCGTTAAGTCCAGACGTGGACTTGTCCTTTGAGACATGGATTGTTGATAAGAAGTATCCAGAATCTCGAAAACGGGAGTTGCGTGAAGTTTATGAAAACATGGTCACTGGTACTTTGACTCAGAAGATGCGAAGGGTCAAGGCGTTCATGAAAGATGAAACGTATGCAGAATATAAACACGGTAGAGGCATTTATTCGCGTGTTGATCAATTCAAAGTGCTTTTCGGTCCGCTGTGCAGCAAGCTAGAGGAAGAGCTGTACAAACAACCCGAATTCATAAAGCATGTACCAGTAGCAGACAGACCTAGGTATATCGAAGAGTTTCTTAATATTGCTGGCAAAGAGTTTTGTGCTACGGACTATACTTCATTTGAAAGTTCGTTTTGCAAGGATCTTATGTTAGCTTTGGATCAGGAATTTTTCGATTATATGACTAGCGAACTCAAGAATCCATTTATTATCGAGATCTATCGTAGTCTAATGCTAGAAAACGTGTGTGTATTCAAGTTCTTTACATACGTAATTGAAGCACGACGAATGAGTGGAGAGATGAATACCTCATTGTCGAATGGGTTTGCTAACTTGATGGTTATGTCGTTCCTAGTGGATATGCTGGGAATGGGGGAGTTAAAAATGGTAGTAGAGGGTGATGATGGGCTTTGTGTCACATCTTCTGGTCGTTACCCAACTGGTGACGACTTTGCGACGCTTGGGTTCAAGATCAAGCTTGAACGTCACAAGGATAAAGAGCGTGCCTCCTTTTGCGGAATAATCTACCATCCTGATGACTGTATAACGGTAACAGATCCCAGGAAAGTCCTTGTCAAATTTGGGTGGGCAAGCAGTGCCTATAGTAGGAGCCGTCGAGGTAAATTACTCCTCCTACTAAGATGCAAGTCCTTATCAAACTTGCACCAGTACCCTGGATGTCCAATTATCCAGAAACTCGCTTTGTATGGTTTGAGAATGACCAAATCTCTAAATGTTCGTAATTTTGTTCGCGAGAACAGAAATATCGGATCTTATGAGCGCGAGAAACTGCTAGAAGCATGTGATGTCCCAGTTGAACAAATTCATAATTGGGAGAATCTGCATCCTGTGGGTGATTCCACTAGGATGTTGGTAGAGGAGATCTACGGTATCACCATTGAACAACAACGACGTATCGAAAGCTATTTAGATGGTTTGACGGAGTTGCAAGAGCTTGATTTATTAGAGGTAGTTGACTTCCCGACAGCATGGGTTGATTATTTCTTGAATTTTTGTTTTCGCACTGATGGTGAAGATTTATCACTTATGCTTCCTGATACGGATCCATTGGAAGTTCGGTTCCAATGTG